CAGATCATGATGAAAGCTGCCGCCGAGATGGGTTTTACGCCGGCATCACGCTCCCGGGTGACTTTGCCGCTGGAAGCTGCGGGCGATCTGGATCCGTGGGCAGATATCGCTGGATGAACGCAGATCAATGACGAAAGCTACCTACACTACCGTGGCTCGGCAATACGCCGAAGCCGTGGTGGCGAGAGATATTCCGGCCTGCCGCTGGGTGCAGCTCGCGTGCCAAAGGCAACTGGACGATCTGGCGCGCTTCAAAGGCAAAGGTAGTCCGTACCGCTTTAACCCGAAGCTGACGGATCGCACCGGCAAGACCTATGCTCCGGCGGACAACCTGTGCGCCTTCATCGAGCGGCTGCCGCATGTGAAGGGGCCGCTGGCCGGAACGGCGATCACGCTGGAGCCATGGCAGGTCTTCATCCTATCCACCGTGTACGGCTGGGTCAAGCCAGATGGGACACGACGCTTCCGGCGCGCCTATATCGAGGTGCCACGCGGCAATGCCAAATCGACGCTGTCGTCGGCTGTTGCGCTGTACATGCTGACCGCAGATGGCGAGGGTGGCGCCGAAGTGTATTCGCTCGCAACCACCCGCGACCAGGCCCGCATTGTATTTGGCGATGCGCAGACGATGGCGCGCAAGTCCAGCGGCTTCCGCTCGCGCTTTGGCGTTGCCGTCGGCGCGCACAACATGCACGTGCTGGCAACTGGTTCCAAATTCGAGGCGCTTTCGGCAGAAGGATCAACCCTAGATGGCTTGAACATCCACTTTGGCTGCGTCGATGAATTGCACGCGCACAAGACCCGCACCGTCTACGACGTGGTCGAGACCGGCACCGGCAAGCGTGACAATTCGCTGCTGTGGGTGATCACCACCGCCGGCAGCAATCGCGCCGGCATCTGTTACGAGGTCCGCACCTTTGTGACGAAGCTGCTGGACCGCGTGTTCGGGGACGACAGTCAGTTCGGCATCATTTTTGGACTGGATGACGGCGACGACTGGGCCAGCGAAGCAGCATTGGTAAAAGCCAACCCGAACTGGGGTATCTCGGTACGGGCGGAAATTTTGCTGCCGCTGCAGGCCAAGGCGATGCAACTGCCCAGCGCCGTCAACAATTTCAAGACCAAGCACCTGAACGAATGGGTTAATGCCGATACCGCGTGGATGGACATGCGCGCCTGGGATCGCTGCGCTGATCCTGCACTGAATCTGGAAACATTCGCAGGACAACCTTGCTGGATCGGGCTGGATCTTGCGAGCAAGACCGACATCGCAGCGCTGTTGATGGTGTTTGCTCATCCGGAAATCGTCGGTGGCTTTGCCGTCTTCGGACGCTACTACCTGCCGGAAGATACCGTGATGGCGACCGGCAACAGCCAGTACCCCGGTTGGATGCGCACCGGACGCCTGACCGTGACACCAGGCAACGTGATCGACTTCGGCTGGATTGAGGCAGATCTGATTGATGCGGTGTCGCGCTTCGCCATCCAGGCTGTCGCGTTCGATCCGTTTCAGGCGACGCAACTGTCGACCCGCATGATCGCCGAGGGCCTGCCAATGATCGAGGTGCGCCCTACCGTGCTCAATTTTTCGGAGCCGATGAAGACGCTCGAAGCGCTGGTATTGCAAAGGAAACTGATCCATGACGGCGATCCAGTGCTGGCCTGGATGGTTTCCAACGTGGTCGCCCACCTGGATGCAAAAGACAATATCTATCCGCGCAAGGAGCGCCCGGAAAACAAGATCGACGGCATTGTCGCCCTGATCATGGCGCTTGCCCGCGCCAACCTGCCGGGCGCTGTCATGGAATCGATCTATGACCAGGGCGTCGGCATCTAGGCGCACTTTCACACTCGTTTCAATTTTTTCAGCCTGTCCAGGCATTGCCTGGTACGGGCTTTTTCAACTGCACTGCCAAAGAGGATCAAGCATGAATGTAATTCTGAACATCACCACCAGCCCGCTCGCCCTGCCGACAGGCATCACCGCCGGTCAACTGAGTCTCTCGATCACCGACGTCGCCGGCAAGCCGGTCAACGACGCCAGCGGAAATCCCATTCCTGCTCAAGTGGGTACCGATACACAGGCGACATTTGCCAATGTTCCCGCAGGTGACTATCTGGCCAACGCGGTTCGTCTGGATACCACCGGCACGGCGATCGGCACCGCCATTACCCAATCCTTCACTGTGCCGCATCCGTCCGTCGCGACCTACGACGCGCCACAGTCGATCACCGTCACGCTGGCGTAATTGTGTTCCGCCCGCCTGGCATCTGGAGTGAAATCATGAGCAAGTTCAAGCAATGCGTGCAGAAATACGTGCTGCGATGGCTTCCCAGGTTGCCACCCAGGCGGATCGCACAGGTGCCGGTGTCGATAACCGCAATTGTCAAATGAGTTCGGGCCGCAGCCAAAAGCTGGCCACATGGACCAATGAGCATCTTGATCTCATCGCGTTCATGGTCGGACTCACTGGCTTCACTCTATTCGTCACCGGCATCGGTTTCGTGTACTGGCCCGCGGCAATGATCGTCGCGGGCGCGGGACTGCTCGGGTGGTCGTTCATGGCCGCACGGGCGGTTGCAGCGCGCAACACCAGAAAAACGCAGGAACACTGATGTTTTTTTCTGACATCGTATTTGCCGGCAACGGCAACGTGACCCAACAGGGCGGCGGTGGATGGCTCGGCTCGATGCTTGGCGGCGGCTGGGGTATCCGTGCCGATTCTGGTGCCGTGGTGACGCCGCAGACTGCACTCGCACTCACGGCAGTACAGCGCGCCGTGACTATTCTGGCCGAAGCCGTGGCGCAACTGCCGGTGAATTTTTACCAGACTACACCAGACGACAGTCGCACGCTGGTTCGGGATCATCCCGCCTATGCGCTGCTGCGGGTGGCGCCAAACGCGTTTCAGACGCCATTCCAGTTCAACGAATTCAAGCAACTGTCGCTGGGTCTGCGCGGCAATGCCTTCGCGCTGAAGTTCTACGATCGCAGCGGTCAGGTCAAAAGCCTTTATCCGCTCAACGCCGACCGGGTACAGGTGATGGTGAGTCCGGTCGACCGCATGCCGTACTACCGGGTTCTGCGCATGCCGGACGGCATTGAGGGAATTTTTCCGTTGCGCGACATTCACCATGTGCGCTGGATTTCGGACAATGCCTATACCGGCATCTCGCCGGTGTCGCTTCATCGTGACGCCATCGGCGTGGCACTGAGCACCGAACGCCATACCGGCAAGATGTTCGGCAACGGCACGCATCTGTCGGGTGTGATTACACGCCCGGCGAGTTCGCCGGCCATCAAGGATCCAGCTGGCATCGAGCGGATCACTTCGGAGTGGGCCGCGAAATATGCCGGCACCGATAACGCCGGCCGGGTTGCATTGCTGCAGGAGGGCATGGAATTCAAGCCGCTGTCGATGAGCAACGAGGATGCACAGCTGATTGCTGCGCGCCAGTATGGCGTGCGCGACATCGCCCGCATCTTTGGCATCCCGGCACACATGCTGGGCGACCTTGACCGGGCGACCCACTCGAACATCGAACAGCAGTCGCTGGAATTCGTGATCTACACGCTGATGCCATGGCTGAAACGCCATGAGGAAGCGATGGAACGGGATTTCCTCTCCGATGAAGAGCGGCTGGGAGGAATGATCATCCAGTTCAGCGTCGCCGGACTGCTGCGCGGCGACATCACGTCGCGTTATGCGGCCTATGCCCAGGCGCGTCAGTGGGGATGGATGTCGATCAACGACATTCGCCGCATGGAGAACCTGCCGCCGGTTACTGGCGGCGACATCTATCTGCAGCCACTGAACATGACCGACGCCCGCTCCCCTCTGGGGACAGTTCCACCGGCGGGGAGGCAAATTGCAACGCCACCGAACGTCACCGATAAACAGATCGCCGCCATCGAGGCCCTGCTCTCATGAATCGTATATATCCCTCTATGTATCCGCATCTCCTTTCCCAGATTTTTAACCGGGCGCACATGATGACGCCCGAACTGATGGCGCTGGCCGTCGATCTCGCACGGTCGCATCTGCTTGCCGATGCCTCAACGTCGCCGCAAATCGCAATTCAAGGCACCGATCCGGATGATGATGACGATGACGGGGAAGACGACGATAACGCGGCCGCCGGCATCGCGATGATATCGGTTGCCGGCCCGCTGGTGCCGCGCACCGGCAATCTGAAGCTGTGCCAGCAGATGACCGCTTATGAATCGGTTGCCGCGCAAGTCAATGCCGCGCTGGCCGATCCGGATGTTGCGCACATCGTGTTCGACATCGACAGCCCCGGCGGCGCTGCTACCGGCGCGTTTGAGCTGGCCGACCAGATCCGCGCTGCTGGCCAGGTCAAGCCAACCACCGCGATCGTTCATTTCAACGCGATGAGCGGTGCCTATCTGATCGCTTCCGCCTGCAACGACATCAGCGTCAGCCAGTCAAGCGGCGTCGGCTCGATTGGCGTGATCGCGCAACACATGGATGTCTCGAAAATGAACGAGGCGATGGGCATCAAGATCACTGCCGTGTACTGCGGTGACATGAAAAACAATCTGACGCCCAACGAGCCGCTCACCGACGCCTCGCTGCAGCAATTGACTGAAATGGTGAATAAAAACTACCAGCAATTCACCAGCGCCGTCGCGCAATTTCGCGCCATGCCGCAGCAACAGGTGATCGACACGCAGGCCGGGCTCTACTTCGGGCAGGATGCCGTCGACGCTGGGCTTGCCGATCGTCTGGAAACCCCGCAAGAAGCGATCAATCGCATTGCGTCGGGCATCAGTGACGACAGGGCCGCGCAAACGCAGCAGTCCTACCGCATGCAGATGCAACGCCAGGCGCTTCACCTCCGGGCCAGTGCGATGAACCTGCGGGTGCAGATGTAGCTATGCCCTGAATACCGGAAAGCCGTCATTTCGCCCGATCTGACGGCTTTCGTTTACCTAATTTCGCCATGACCGCGTTCGCGTGTCAGGCATTCCCGACCCGCATTGGCGTAGCCCACGGCGGGTTTTTTATTTCCTACGGAGTCCCGATGAGTATCCAGAAATTGAAGCGCGAACGCACCCAGCTTAACGTCCGTGTGCAAGACCTTGCCGTCAAGGCCCAAACCGCACTGCTGTCCGAGGCGGAAACCACCGAATTCGCCGAACTGGAGGCCCAGTTCACGGCTCTCTCTGCGCAGATCGATACGCTCGACCGCGCAGAACGCATCGCAATGGCATCGGCCGTGCCGGTTGATAGCGTCGAAATTGGCAAGCAGGCACAAGCTGAGGCCACAGCACTGGCCTCTGGTTTGGCAAATCCGGCAGGCTCAGCAGAAAATGGGCATTACTTTGCGCGACCAAAGGATCACGCAGCACAGGCCGCCCATAACATGAGTGTATTTTCCGGGATCGTGGCTGCGCTCAAGCATTCGCCCGGCAATCTGGTAGCCGGCGCCGAATTCGCCAAAAAGACCATGCGTGCCAACGGCGTCGGCGATGGCGTCGCCATGGCATTGTCTTCCGTGAACGCCTCCGGCGGCGCGGTGCTGATCCCATCCGTGCTGGCGCAAACCGTGATCGAACGTCTGATTCCGAATGCCGTCGTGCGCAGTATGGGACCGCTGTCGCTGCCGCTCAATAACGGCAACCTGACCATACCGCGCCTGGCCGGCGGAGCCATTGCGGGCTATATCGGACGCGACAATGACGCCCCGGTGTCACAACAGAGCTTCGACGACGTGCAACTGGTCGCCAAGAAACTGGCTTGCCTGGTGCCGATCGGCAATGACCTGATCCGCTTCGCCGGCATCGATACCCGTGTCGATACGCTGATTGTCGAGGACACCGCGTCTTCCATGGCCAATGCCGAGGATGTGGCCTTCATTCGAGGCGACGGCACCAACAGTACGCCGAAGGGATTGCGCAACTGGTGTCTGCCACAAAATATTCTCAAGGCAACGCCGACTGCTACCCTCGTCGGCCAGGAGCTGGTGCAAGCCATCATGGCGGACGCTGGACGCTGTGTTCTGGCGCTGCGTCGCGCCAATGTGCGTCTGCGCAAGCCGGGTTGGCTGATGCACCCCGATTCCGTACAGTTTCTTGCCGATCTGCTGACCACGACCGGCAACAAGGTGTTTCCCGAAATCGCCGACGGCATGTTCCGCGGCTTTCCGATCGGCATGACCACCGAGATTCCGACCAATCTTTCCTCGTCCGGCGCTGTCGGCAACGGCAGTGAAATCTATTTTGTCGACTTCGCCGAGATGGTTATCGGCGAGTCGATGAATATGTCGGTCGCAATCTCAATGGATGCCGCGTACACGGATCCGGCGACCGGCAATACCGTCTCGGCGTTCCAGCGCGACCTGACATTGATCCGCATCATCACCGAGAACGATTTCGGGCCGCGTCATGCCGAGGCAATTGCTGTTCTTGATGGTGTCACGTATTACCGCTAAGGGTTGCCATGAAATCTATTCAGTTCAAAAAGCACTATCGCAGTTACAACCCGCGTGAAATTGCGCATTTCGAGGACGACCTAGCCGACAAATTGATCACGGCTGGCGTCGCCACCGATGCGCCAGCAGCAACCGCGGCGGACGGTTCAATCGATGCCAGGCAGGGAAAACCGGACAAGAAGGCCCAACCAAAGGTAACGAATGCTCAACCGGATTGAGACCCCGGCGCTGGCACTCACGATAGATGACGCCAGGCTGCAGGTACGCCTGACCGCCGATGAAACCGAATATGATGCGGATCTGACGGCGCTGCTGAACGATGTGCAGTCCATGGCGGAATCAGAACTGCGCTGCGGCCTGACCGATACCACGTACCGGGAAACATTGTCCGGTTTCCCGTTGAAGTGGTATCTGAATCGCGGTCGCGTGAAATCCATCACGTCGATCCAGTATTTCGATACGACCAACACCCAGCAGACGCTCACCGCCTATGCCCTGGCGGAGTCCTGCGGACTGGCCTTGATCTCGCCCGCAGCAGGCTCGCACAAATTTCCCGGCATCACGACGCGCCCCGACGCCATCACTGTCGAATATGTATCCGGGTTCGGCACGCCTGACGATGTGCCGGACTCGATCAAACGCTGGATGAAGCTGCAGATCGGGAACTGGTTTGCCAATCGGGATGCGGCAAGCGAGGTGTCCAGCAAGCACGCACTGGTCACTAATCCATTCCTCGACGGGCTCATTGCGGAATATCGCGTGCGAAGTTACGTATGACCTTTACGTGTGACCTTTACGTATGACCTTTATGTGTGACATCTCCGTATGACCCTTCAGTCTGGAAGCCTCAATCGCCTGGTGACCATCCAAAGCAAGGCCGGGGGCAAGGATGGTCTCGGTCAGTCCACACTCACCTGGGCCGACTTTGCGGTTGTGTGGGCGAACATCCGCTATCTGAGCGGCAAAGAATATCTGGTTGGCCAGGTTGAAGTGAGCAAGGCGATCGCCAGCATACGTATCCGGTACCGCGAGGACGTCACGGCTGCGATGCGCGTACTGTATCGCGGTGCAATCTACAACATCGCAGCCGTATTGCCTGACACGCAAGGCCGCGAGTATGCGGATTTAACCGTTTCCATCGGCGCCAATCGTGGCTGAAGCGGCTCAGGTTACCGGCCTGGATGATCTTGCCTCCAGTATCGACGCCCTGAACAGCGAATTGCGCGCCGCATTGCCGGAAATCGTCCTTGATGGTGCAACGATCATCGAAGCCGAAATCCGGGCGCGCGCGCCGGTCAGAACCGGCAGCCTCGCCAGCGCGATCGACACCATCGAAACCCATAGCAATGACGCAGCGTCAGCCACGGTGCAGATCGATGACAGCGCCCAGGGCCAGCAGGAGCATTACGCGATATTTGACGAATTCGGCACCTCGAAGCAGCCGGCGCGGCCGTTCTTCCGTCCAGCCGTGCAGGCCGCTGCGCCGAGGGCGCAGCAATTGATGGTCGAGCGCATCGCATCCATTATCGAGGACGCCCAATGAGCGTCGAAACGACGATTTTTCAGACGCTGACTGCGTGGCCGGCTCTCGCTGGCATCGTGATCAGCGCGGACCGGGTGGAGGAAACCGACGCGCCGCCGTACGTCATTTTCCAGAAAATTACCGGCGTGCGGATCAATTCCCTGCAAGGCGATAGCGGCCTGGCCAACCCGCATTTCCAGTTCGACGTGTATGCCGATACGCGGGCTGGTGCCATCGTACTGCGCGACGAAGTCAGGAAAGCGATGATGGCGAATCCGGATCTGGGCGCGGTTCATATCGGTGAAGGCGCGACGTTCGAGCCGGACACCAAGCTGTTTCGCGAGCGCACCGATTTTTCACTCTGGTTTTACGACTAGCAATTCTTTCTTTCACAGATAGCCGCCTCCGGGCGGCTTTTTCATTTTAGGAGCCATGCATGACCAACGCCATTCGCAGCCAGGGTACGAGGTTGCAACACGGTACCGGCGCCAACCCGGTCGTCTTCGCCGACATCGAAGAATGCACCGATATTCAACTCGGCGGCGTCAGCGTCGCCGTGGTCGACGTCACACATCTGCTGTCACTGGGCAAGGAATCGGTGCCGGGCCTGCTCGACCCCGGCACCATCACGCTGACCTGCAATTACACCGGCGGGCCAGTGCAAAAGGCCCTGTATGCCGATGTACTAGCCGGCCAGACATCTCCCTACCAGTTGATTTTGGGTGGATCGGCGACACCGATCACGATCAGCTTCAACGCCTATGTCACCAAATACGACGGCCCGACTGCCAAGGTCGACGGCAAGCTCGATCTCTCCATCAGTCTGAAGATCACCGGCGTTACCACCACCGCGTGAATTTGATAAACAAGCCAAAAAATCATGACAAACAAATTTGATAAAGCCGCATTGCTGGTTGCCTTGCAACCGAAAACCACCAATCTGACCATCGACGGATTCGGCGAAGTGGGCATCATGCAGCTGAGTGTCGCGGAGGTCGAGGGGCTCCGCTCCGCCCTCAAGAGTGATGACAAGACCGACCAGTTTGGCCTGAATATGGTGATGCTGTCGGTGGTTGACAGCGACGGTACCCGCGTCTTCACGGATGCAGACATGCCGGCATTGAAGTCGGCCAGCAACGCCGTCATGGATGTGCTGGTCGGCAAGACGCTTGAAGTGAACGGCTTCAAGAAGGTTGCCGACACAAAAAACTAAGAGACAGCCCGGATCGCCGCTTCCGATGCAGGCTGGCGATCACTCTTGGCAAGTTGCCGGGCGAAATTGATGCGATGCCCTACGCCGATTATCTGGAATTGCAAGAATTCTATGCGGTCGAGCCGTGGGGAGTTGCGGTGCAGGACGCGATGCAGGCCCATCTGGCATCGATCTTGGCGAATGTGAATCGAGACAGTAAAAAACGTCCAACGCCCTACGCATTAAGCGATTTCCTGATATTCGGCGATCCGCGGCAAGAACAACGTGCTGTTCCGGAAGAACCGGTACGCGTCAACGGATTGACGGCAGAGCAGCACAAGCTGCTATTGGGATTCGAGGCATTGAAACGGAAATTGGACGCGGAGAGAACATGAGGGAGTCCACACTGCCTCAATGTGGTCATGCATGCCATCGAAATACAATCCCGACGCCATTAAAGCTGGCAGTAAATCCGTGTCATGGCTTTGTCGTTGCGCTTGTATCCCGGTCGCGCACCCGAAAATTTCTGCGGCACGATGTGCAAGCTACGCATTTCGCTTTCCAAAAATATTCTCCAGTACGGTGATTTATGGGATTCGCTTGAACCACCAACCTGATAGCAACGCAATATGGCATGTCCCTTGTCGTTCACACCATAAGCATGTGGCTCAACGAGCCGATGGTGTCCCTCGTAACTGAAGTCCAGGAGCAATGTTTCCTTGATGGCTTGGCAGATTAGCGCGTTCATTTCGTATGGATCCAATGCCCGATGGCGCTAAGCAGCATGCGCCATCGGTTGAATTTCCTTGAAAATTTTCGGCAGCACCTCTTTCTCGGCCATCTTCAGATCGTAAGCCTGTTGAAGATTGAGCCATGACTGCGCATCGCCGCCGAAATACCTGGCCAGCCGCAGGGCAGTATCCGGCGAGATGCCACGCCGCTCCAAAACGATATCGTTGACACGGGCCGGCGGTACATGCAGCGCCTTGGACAGCGCATGCGCGCTCATGTCGAGCGGCTTCAGATAGTCCTCGCGCAGGATTTCGCCCGGGTGAATCGGACGCATGCCGTTTTTGAATTTGGTCATGTTGTGCTCCTAGTGGTAATCGACAATTTCGGCTTGCTCCGGCCCCTTCTCGGCCCAGACAAAGCAAAGTCGCCATTGCGCGTTAATACGAATACTGTGCTGCCCGGCCCGGTCGCCGCTCAATTGCTCCAGCCTGTTACCCGGCGGCGATCGCAGAAAATCCAGCGTCGCAGCGCTGTCAAGCTGCTGCAATTTCCGTTCTGCAACTGAGGCAATGTTGGCGAAACGAGCAACTTTCTTGCCTTCGTAAAGCCTTTGCGTATCGGCGCAGGCGAATGATTGAATCATATACAGATTATATATCGTTTATCGGTAAGCAGCAAACATTATAGCCCATTCAACCAGTTTCACGCGTCTTTGTTAAAAAAACATGGCTCTTGGCAATCTCTCCATCACGGTCAACGCGGACGTATCCCGATTCGTGAGCAACATGGACGCTGCTTCGCGTGCGGCCCAGTCGGGCATGGGCGACTCGACGGCATCGGTCGAACAATTCCAGACCAGTCTGATGCAGGCCGCCACCGAACTGGAACGTGCAGCCAAAGCCATGAGCACAAACATGGAAGCGGCCAACGATGCGATTGCTTCCAGTACCGAAAAGTCGACCGCCGCGCTCGACGACCTGCAAAACGCCGCCGATAACGTCGATTTCAAATCAACCTCCGAGAAATTCGCTGCGGCCTTCGGTGCCGGCGTGGGAGCCGGAGCAACTACTGCCGACAAAGCCATTGAGGCATTCAAATCCTACGTCGAAACGAAGCTGGTCATTACCGGTATTGCACTTATCGCAGGCGTCAGCGCCGCTGCGCTGTCCGCAATCTATGTCACCTACAAAGTAATAAAGGAAGCAATCGGTTTCATCGAAGGCCTGTTCACTGGCGAGAGCTACAAGAGCCCCAGCATCGACGCGCTTGTCGCGACCAACAACCAGATCAAGGAAATCCAGCATTCCCTCAACCTGACAGCCCAGGAGGCGTCGGCCACCAATGCGGCGATCGCCGCGCTCGGCGTGAACAAATCGGATTACACGTCGGTGTTCAGCAGCGCAGCCGGCGCGATCCGCACCAACACCGACGAGCTTGACCGGCTTGGCGTCAAATACAAGGACGCCAACGGCAATCTGTTGCCATTGACGGACACGATCCAGAATGCGAACGCGGTACTCAATGAATACACAGTTGGCTGGGATCGGAACCAGGCTGCCTCGGCGCTGGGACTTGGGACGGCCGTTCAGGTCGCCGCCGCCGCAACCGTCACCCGCGATGCACTCGCAGCGGCCTCGAGCCGCCTGAACGACTATAACCTCGGCATCGGCGCCGATTCGCAGGCTGCGGTCAAACGGTATGAAGATGCGATGCGCGACTTCAATCGTGAGACCGAACTGACCTCGGACGGCTTCAAGCGCGCCTGGGCCGACAACATCATGCCGGTTTTGACCGATCTCGCAGAATTCTTCCGCGATGGCTTTCCGTTTGCGGTCAATACCTTTCGTTACAGTATCGCGACCATCACGTCGCTGTTCTACGGCCTCAAGACAGCAGCCTACATCGTGGCGGAATCCGTGGTCGGCAGTGTCGCCGCCATCGGCGCCGGCCTGGGCGGCGTCGCGACTGCGGGAGTCAAGGTACTCCAGGGCGACTTTACCGGTGCAAAGAATGCGCTGATTGCCGGCTGGACCGATGCAAAGGGTCGATTGGGGGAGATCGGCGACAACATCGTCGCGCAAGCGCGGCATAACGCGGACGCGATGAAACAGGCATGGGCGCTGGATGATCGCAATGCGTCCGGCATGGCCAGCGCAAAAGGCAAGACCTGGGTGCCGAAACCAAAAGAAAAACCGGACGGCCCGGCCGATGATCCGGCAAAGACAATTCTCGAAGGCTACCTGAAATCAGAAGACGCCCTGATCACTGCCGAGAAAAAGAGCATGGACACGCGCACGGCGTTTCTGAAACAGTCGTATGACAGCGAATACATCAATGCCCGCACCTATTACGATGAGAGACGCAAACTCATCGCCGACAACTATGCAGAGACATTGGCCGCTTACGACAAGGAAGCGGCTGCGGTGGTCAAGTACAAGGCAGCGCTCAGCACCGACACCGACAAGGTAAAAATTGCCGCTGCCGACGTCAAGCTGATCGAGATTGCCGCGAAGCGCGCCGCAGCGGAAGCCGAGGCCAGCTCGGCAATGATCAAGGCCGGTTCCGAGCAGCTCAAGATCTACTCCGACTTCAACCGGGCCACGATCGAATGGACCCGTAACCAGGAATTATCCAACGCCCAGCAGCAGTTTTCGATTGATCTGATGGGCAAAAGCACCCTTGAAGTTGCCAAGCTGACCGCCGCGCACAAAGTCGACCTGGAAGTGCAGGAACGGATCCGCCAACTGAGGTTGAAGGATCCCGATGCGGACGTCTCCGGCGCGCTCGCTGCCGGCTCCGCACAAACCCAGAAGGCGATCGACCTGATCCAGCAGCAAAATGACAAGCAGAAGGATCCGTGGTTCAACGCCCGCGAATCGATCCGCAAGTATGGAGAGGCTGCCAATGATGTCGGCACGCAGATCGGCAATGCAATGGACAATGCCTTCAAAGGCGCCGAAGATGCCTTTGTCAATTTTGTGCAAACCGGGAAGCTGTCGTTCAAGAGTCTGGCGACTTCCATCCTCGCCGATATCGAGCGCATCCTGATCAAAAAGGCGATCGCCGGAATCGTCGACATGGCGGTGGGTGGCTTCTCGTCCGGCTTCAGCTTCGGATCGGGCGGTAGTACCGGATCCAGCGCCGGTTCGTCAGGTTTATGGGCCGGTGGCGATGCCGGCAGCAGCATGGATGTCATGTCGGCCGCCAGCGGTTACGACGTACCGTCCGGCGTGAATCCGCTGACGCAACTCCATGAAAACGAAATGGTGCTGCCTGCACAGCAGGCCGATGTGATTCGTGGCCTGGCCGGAAACCCGCCTGCCAGCAGCGGTGACATTTCGGTCAATATCACCGTGAATGCGCAAACCGGCGACAGCACCACCTCGTCGACTGGAAATGCGCAGCAGATGACGCAGCTCGGTACCTTGATCGCCGCCAAGGTGCGCGAGGTCATCGTGACAGAGAAGCGCTCGGGCGGCTTATTAGCGACATGACGACTTTTACTTTCCCGCCCAGCAACGCCCAGCTCACCGAAAAACCCAGGGTCGTGGTCGCAAAATTCGGGGACGGCTATGCACAGCGCACCGCATTTGGCCTGAATATCAATCCGCAGTCATGGTCGCTCACCTTTTCGAACAAACGCGCCGCCGACCGCGACGCGATCATGGATTTTCTGCGTGCTGCTGCCGGCGTGTCCGCGTTCGACTGGCAGCCGCCGGGAGAGGTGGTCAGTTTCCGCTTTACCTGCGCCGACTATGCGGCGCAAATCAACATCGACAAATTGTGGACGATCACTGCCACGTTTGAGCAGGATTTCGGAAATTAATCGTTAGTCATTCACCAACCATGATGCCGCTCTCCGAGCGGCATTTTTTCATCGATGACACTCCCATCTGAAACCATCCAGGCAGAAATACAAAGCCTGGCACCTTCGGCAATGATCGAACTGTTCGTGCTGGACTTGAGCAAACAGGGTGGCGGCATGTTTTATTTTCATGCCGGCACCAACGAACTGGCTGGCGACGTCGTGTGGCAAGGACAGACCTATGCCCGCTTTCCGATTGAAGCCACTGGTTTTGATAAGCGCAGCACGGGCGCGCTGCCGCGTCCGCTGGTGAAAGTATCCAATACGCAGGGACTGATGGGTGCCGAGGCGCGCCAGTTCGGCTATTTTTTGGGATGCAAATTCATCCGCAAACGCACCTTTGCGCGCTTCCTGGACGCCGTGAACTTCACGGCCGGCAACCCGCAGGCTGATCCCAATCAGGCTCTGCCAGACGATATCTGGATCATCGACCGCAAGTCGAACGAAAACCCCTCCGTCCTTGAATTCGAGTTGGCCTCGGCCCTGGACATGCAGGGCGTAACGCTGCCACGCCGGCAGATGATCCAGAATTGCTGCGCCTGGGTTTACCGTTCGCCGGAGTGTGGTTACACCGGCGGCGCGGTGGCCAAAGAGGACGGCACGGCTACCACCGACCTTACCCAGGATCTGTGCGGCAAGAAGCTCACCGACTGCAAGCTACGCTTCGGTACTGGTGTCCTGCCTTATGGCGGCTTCCCCGGCTGCGGGCTGGTGCAATGAGTCCGGTCACCGATTCTGTTCTCGCAGCGATCCGCGCCGACGCCGAACGCGCCTATCCGCGCGAATGCTGCGGCGTGGTGATCATTGCCCGCGGCAGGCAGCGCTATGTCCCCTGCGCCAACATCGCTTCCGGCAACAGCCATTTCGCGATCAGGCCGGAAGACTATGTCGCAGCGGAGGAAACCGGCGAGATCACGCACATCGTCCACAGCCATCCCGGCATGTCGCCGCTGCCGTCCGAGGCCGACCTGGTCGGCTGCGAGCGCTCCGGCCTGCCATGGATCATCGTCAACTGGCCTACGGGTGCGATCCATGCCTTCGCACCGACCGGATATCAGGCGCCGCTGGTCGGGCGCAGCTTTTCGCACGGGATTCTGGATTGCTACTCGCTGATCCGGGATTACTACCGGTGCGAACTGTCGCTCGACATTCCTGATTTCGAGCGCGACGAAGAATGGTGGCTGAAAGAACGCAATGAAAACGGTAGCAATCTCTATCTGGATAATTTCGAGCAGGCTGGTTTCGTCCCGGTAGCCGCAGAAGACACGATGCAAAAACATGATGTGCTGTTAATGCAGATCGGCTCGGCGGTGCCGAACCACGCCGCCGTGTACATCGGCGACGGATTCATTCTGCAGCACTGCATGAACCGCCTGTCGAGCCGCGATATCTACGGCGGCTACTGGCAGCGCAGCACCGTCAAGGTCGTGCGACACAGGAGCCTGATCCGTGCGTGAAGTAAGACTGTATGGTCATCTTGGAAAACGATTCGGGCGGGTGTTCCGCTTTGACGTCAAGTCTCCGGCAGAAGCCATTCGCGCGCTGCGCGCCAATCTGGAAGGGTTCGAAGCGTACATGTTCCAGCATTCGGCACCTGGCTATCATGTGTTCGTCGGCAAACGCAATGTCGGCAAAAACGACCTTTCGGTACCGGGTAGCGATGCTGCCATCAGGATCGTGCCGGTCGTGGCAGGATCCGGACACGGTGTGTTCCAGACGATACTGGGCGCGGTGCTGGTCGTGGTCGGCGCATATTTCGACCAGTCGTGGTTGGTGAATATCGGCGTTTCGATGATGGTCGGCGGCATCTCGCAGATGCTGATACGCCCGCCCGGCCCGGCCACGCCGGCCAATAACCAGGCATCGTATTGCTTCAATGGCCCGGTCAACACAACAGCACAAGGCAATCCGGTGCCGATCTGCTATGGCACGATGATCATCGGCTCGCAGGTCGTGTCCGCTGGCTTGTCGGTGGAGCAGGTTGCGGTATGAATGACGTCAGTTTCGCCATGAAGCCCCTGACCATCCGCGGCGCGGGTGGCAGCAAAGGCGGTGGCGGTTCCGGTGCGACGGAGGTTTCCGACAGCCTGCGTTCCACGCAGATCGCCACGGTGATCGATGTACTGTGCGAAGGGCCGATCGTCGGGCTGGTCAATGGCTTGCAGTCGATCTACCTGAACGAGGTGCCGCTGCAGAATCCGGATGGGTCGGCTCAGGTATCTGGCGGCCCATTGCAAAATACCGATGGCACCTTTAATTTTGTCAACGTCGCAGCGCAATGGCGCAATGGCACGCAAGACCAGCTGCCGCTGGACAATGTATCCGACGTCGAATACGAAACTGCGGTCGGCGTGGAGGTCAAGAGCGGCGTGCCTATCGTTCGCACGCTGACGGATCCGAATCTCGACAACCTGCGCGTCACCGTATCGGTTCCATCCCTGACCACGCAGGACACCACCAACGGCAACATCACCGGCAGTTCCGTCGACATCACGGTTGAAGTACAGACCGATGGCGGCGGCTACGTCAACAAAGTCAGCGATACCATTTCCGGCAAGACCAGCAGCCGCTACCAGCGCGCTTACCTGATCAGGCTAGATGGGACGGGGCCATGGGATGTGCGCGTGACGCGGGTAAGCGGCGATGCCACGACTTCCGCCGTCAACAACAAAACCTTCTTCGACAGTTACACCGGCATCGTCAGTTCGCGCCTGGCGTACCCGAACTCGGCGCTGGTCGGCACGCAGATTGATGCCTCGCAGTTCACGTCGATTCCGAGTCGCGCGTATGGCATTAAGGGGCTGATCATCCGCGTGCCAGCCAATTATGACCCTGTGGCGCGCACCTACGCCGATATCTGGGATGGCAGCTTCAAGCTGGCATGGTCGGATAACCCGGCCTGGTGTTTTTATGATCTGCTGACCAATAGCCGCTACGGTCTGGGTGATTTCATCGATCCGTCCAGTATCGACAAATGGTCGCTGTATGCGATCGCGCGTTACTGCGATGAAATCGTGCCGGACGGTTATGGCGGGTTCGAGCCGCGCTTTACCTGCAACCTGTATCTGCAGACATCCGCCGAAGCGTATACGTTGGCGCAGAATTTTGCGTCGATTTTCAGGGCGATCACGTTCTGGAGTGCCGGCACCATCGTCGCCATGCAGGATCGCCCGGCAGACGCCAGCGCGCTATATACCAATGCGAATGTGATTGACGGGGTCTTCAATTACTCCGGCACCTCAATCAAGCAGCGCCACACCGTCGCCCTCGTGGCATGGAACGACCCGACCGACTTCTATCGGCAAAAGGTCGAGTATGTACAGGATGACGACGGCATCAGGCAACTGGGCGTAGTACAGACGCAATTGACCGCATTTGGCTGTGCATCCAAGGGACAGGCGCACCGACTGGGCCAGTGGCTGCTGGCCACTGAAAAATATGCAACCGAATCCCTGTCGTTCAAGGCGGGACTGGATAGCTGCACGCTATACCCGGGCGCAATCATCAAGACCACCGACCTGAACCGGTCGGGCAAGCGCATGGGCGGCCGACTGGCGCCATCCACTGCCGCGTCGCTGACACTGGATGCCGACTTCGTCATTGAAGACGGCAAGTCCTACTCGATTAACGTGATCGGCAGCGACGGTAGCACCAATGTGAGTGCCATCATCAATGCGCCCGGAACGACCCGCACAGTTAACATCACGCCATCGCTGGCGGCGGCACCGCAAACCAATGCGATTTTCGTGATTGCGGCCAATGATCTGGCTGCCGAGACCTGGCGCGTGATGGGCGTGCAGGAAAGCGGCAACAATGTGGTCGACATCGTCGCCATCGCGCACTACGACGGCTTGTTCGATCTGGTCGACAGCGGTGCCCAGTTCGACCTGCCGCAAGTCAGTAACATCAAGACCGTGCCGGATAGTCCCGGCGATCTGTCCGCCATGACATCGCCCTATATTGTCGCGGGCCAGGTAGTCGGCTTGCGCCTGACCCTGTCGTGGACGTCGGGCGCCGGCACCTTCAGAGTTTCCTGGCATACCGCCAGCGGGCAGACGGATACGCGCGACGCGCACCAGAGTTCGATCGATATCGACAACGTCGACCTGACCACTTATTATTTTTCCGTGGTGGCCGTTTCCACCATCGGCCTCGAATCGACGCCTGCAAGTCTCACCTACGTGGTCGGTGCCAAGACCAGTGCGCCGCAACCACTCAGTGCGCTGTCTGCTATCGGTGGAATACTCCAGATCCAGCTGGCCTGGATTTACCCGCCAGCGGTCGATACCAAGCTGATCGAGATCTGGGGCGGTGCATCGAGCGACCAGACCGATGCCGTAAAACTGGCCGAAATCGCCTACCCGACCGCACAGTGGACGCAACTGGGCCTGGCTGCCGGCGTCACGCTCTATTACTGGGCGCGCGTGGTGGATACCACTGGCAATGCAAGCGCCTGGTCTGGCCCGGCGTCGGCCACCACCAGTACCGACTCAACCGAAATCCTCAGCTACCTGGCCGGCCAGATCGGCAAGACGGAACTCGGGCAGGACGTCCTGCAACCAATCGAGGATGCCGAGGCAATCATCGGTCCGGTGCTGCAACAGATCGACGTACTGTTAAACGGCGTCGGTCAGCAGGATCAGCTTGCCGCGACCCAGTTGACCGGTTTGATCGCCGCAGACAACGCGCTCAAAACCGCGCGGGATACCCTGACCAGCACCATCGGCGGTGTCGCCGCTCAGGTGACGACAGAAACGACCCAGCGCATCACCGCAACCGACGCGCTGGCTAGCCAGATCAGCAGCGTGTCAGCCACCGCCAACGGCAATACTGCGCTGATCCTGAGCGAACAGACCGCGCGCGCCAATGCCGACAGTGCGATCTCGACGCTGGTGACAACCGTGGCGGCGACTGCCGACAGCAATACGGCGGCCATTACCAGCGAACAGATTGCACGCGCCGGTGCCGACGGCGCACTGTCGACACGAATAGACAGTGTAGCCGCGACCGCCAATGGAAACACTGCTGCCATCGTCACGGAACAAAATGCACGGGTCGGCGCCGATGGTGCGCTCTCGACCCGTATCGACAGCGTGGTGGCGACTGCCAGCGGCAATACTGCTGCCATCGTGACTGAGCAGAATGCGCGGGCCGGTGCGGATGGTGCTCTGTCGACCCGCATCGACAGCGTGGTCGCAACGGCCAACGGCAATATCGCAGCCATCCAGTCGGAAGCAAGCTCGCGCGCCAGTGCCGATAGCGCATTGTCGTCCAGCATCACGACTGTCGCGGCAACAGCGAATAACGCCAGTGCGTCCGCTCAAACTGCCACCAGCGCGATCGCCGCGACCAATGGTCAGTTGTCGGCAATGTCCACTATCAAGACCCAGATCGCCGTCGGAGGTAGTACCTATCTGGCCTCGATCGGCGTCGGCGTCTCGAACAGCACCGGTATCGTCGAATCGCAGATTCTGCTATCCGCGAATCGCGTCGCGATGATCGACGAGAGCAGCGGCACCCTGACCACGCCCTTCGTGATCCAGGGTGGACAAACCTTTATCAGCCAGGCACTGATAGGCACAGCGTGGATCACGAACGCGAAGATCGCCGCAGCAGCAGTCGGCACGCTCAGTATCGGCGGCAATGCGGTCACAGTCCCGGCATCGATCAGCGGCAGCGGCGGTGCCGGGCCATTTAGCGGCAGCGGAAGTTATGTGATGTCGCAGGTCTTTGCCGCGGCGTTGAACGTTAATTACGCGGTAACGACACCGGTAATTATTCTGGTGACGTGGCAATCAGGAGCCCCAGGCAGTGGCGGGAACACGAGAGTGGAAATACGGGCGGATGGCAATACCGTACTAGCCGCTTCAGACACCGCCCCGTCCGGCATCACGACCTCCCATGTGGCGTCCGCAGTTGTCAACCTGGCCGCAGGTGCCCACACGTTCACGATGTGGTTCGGCAACGACTGGCCGGGCGGAGGAACCTGGAATCTTGGGAACTGGTCGTTGACCGTGCTGGGAGCGATGCGATGACGGATTTTGCAAAATATGATGGCGCCGGCCGGATACTGGCGACCGGCAGCATGCCTACCAGCATGCTGGCACTACAGGACGGCAATATCTATGTCGGCACGGCAGACTCGGACAGTCAATACATCGTCAATGGCACGGTGATGACAAGGCCAGCGAACCCGGCCACGCTCAGCGGTACCACGTTGTCCAACCTGCCGGTACCTTGTGTGATCCGTATCAATGCATCCGAATACCCCTGTACCGACAGCACCGCGACGCTGAACCTGACGCTGGCTGGAACCTATGCGGTCACCGTGACCGCTTTCCCTTATCTAGACGCCATTTTTACCGTTACAAAATGATCATCAATCACACCGAGGATTATCGCGTGCTGCGCGCGAAGGAATATCCACCGCTCGCCGATCTGGCCGATGCACTTTACTGGCAGGCGAAAGGAGATGTCTCAAAAATGACTGTCTATCTGGCCAGGTGCGATGCGGTCAAGCAGCGCTATCCAAAATCGTAATCAGTATTCACGCCATCTCCATCAACCACCTCCGGGTGGTTTTTTTACGTCTTCGACTTTATAGAGCAAGGAAAACCATCATGAGCATCAAGGGTATCAGCGCACGGATCGAAGATCCCAATACCGGCGCCGACGCGACATTCCATGTCATCCATTTCTATTCGGTTGATGTCCGCAACCAGTTGTCCACGGTATTGCTCGAAGGCTATGTCTCGCAGGATTCGCAGGCAGCGGGCCGCAATGCGCTGATGCACCACAACGTCCAGGTGCCAGGTATCCCGGATGACGCCGGTGCGCCCGACTGGCTGTATGCGGCGGTAACACAGCCAGCGCCTGCAGGTGCCGATATTGCTAGCGTGTCGCAGAACGTGTTCGCCGGCGCAACCCTGGTCCGCGCAGCCGGTTAATCATGGCCTGGTACAAAACAGGATCGGTCTCGCTGACCAATGGCAGCAATGCCGTCGCAGGCGTCGGCACCGACTTCGTGACGAATGTCTCGCCGGGCGGAATTTTCTGCGCGCCGGACGGCCATATCTACGAGGTCGGCAGCATCGCAAGTGCGACTGCGCTGACACTGGTCGCCAGCTATGTCGGTTTAACCATCGCTAATGCGCCGTATGCGATTGCACCGACGCAGTCGTATATCGTCGACCTGGCCGCGCAGGCGTCCTCACTATTAAATACCTTCGGCGGTTTCAGGGATGCCTACCTGGCCGGCAATCTGGTCGGTGCCGGCCTGCAGTTGCAAGGCGTGCTGATCGATCCGAGCCAGCTGCCCACTTCCGGCGCAACCGGCGACGCCTACCTGATCGGCAGCAGTCTGTACGTCTGGGTCGGGATGATGTGGAAATCCAGCTCGATTCAGGGCCAGAAAGGTGATGTCGGCGACGTCAATCCGGCCAATCTGACCGCTGCCGCCAACGCACAGGGCAGCCAGACCGCCGCTGCGGCCTCGGCGACGACGGCCAGCGCTGCCGCTACTACGGCCACGGCTCAGGCCGGTATCGCTACGACGCAGGCAGGCACGGCGACCACGCAGGCCGGTATCGCGACAGCTCAGGCAACGGCAGCAGCCGGCTCGGCTACGGCGGCGCAGGGCAGCGCCACTGTGGCTGCCGGATCGGCTGCATCGCTGGCCGCCGCACTCAGTTCCTTCAGGTCCGTGTTTCTCGGCCATTTTGCGACCGATCCCACGGTGGACGGCAACGGCAACGCGCTGACGGCAGGCGTGGAGTATTTCAATACCGTTTCCGGCAAGCTGCGCATCTATAGCGGCAGCGCATGGGGCGACTATGACAGCACGGCGCAGACCGCCACTCAAAACGCCGTGCTCAGTGCAGCCAGTGCGGCCGCGTCGGCGACGACCGCGAGCAGCGCGGCAACGACCGCCACCACGCAGGCGGGGATCGCGACTACGCAGGCAGCTACGGCGACAACTGCCGCCGGTACTGTGACGACCCAGGCCGGGATTGCCTCCGCCGAGGCCGCCGCCGCATCAGGTAGCGCCACCGTGGCAACGACACAGGCAGGCATCGCGACCACCCAGGCTGCGACCGCTACTGCCGCTGCCGGCACTGCATCTGCGCAGGCCGGGATCGCCACCACCCAGGCCAGCGCCGCCGCAGGTAGCGCTGCGACCACATCGGCACAAGCGGGTATTGCGACGGCGCAGGCTACTGCGGCAGCAGCCAGTGCGGCCACAGCAACCAGCGAAGCCGGTATCGCCACCGCCGCTGCCAGCAGCGCGAATACGTCCGCCACCAATGCCGCAGCTTCGGAAGCGACCGCCGGCACGAGCAGGGATGCTGCTGTATCTGCTGCTGCAACCGCCACCGGCAAGGCCAGCGATGCCGCCGCCTCGGCAGCCATCGCCGCGCAGGCAGCGCAGCAGGCGACAGCCGGCAATCTGGTCATTTCCGTCGCCGGCAGGCAGGGTGCGGTAGCACTCGGCGCCAGCGACGTTTCTGGCCTGGCCACAGTCGCCACTTCCGGCAGTTACACCGACCTGTCCAACCAGCCCGCCGTCAGCCAGCTGGCCGGGTACGTGGATCCGGTCGCCTTTGCCCTTGTCTTTGGAGCGTGAATTGGAGCAAGACCCATGACAACCACTTTTAACAGCAAGGCGACGACTGGCGTCGGCGCGACGCTGACCACCCTGTATCAGGCGCCGGTCAATACCAAGTCCGTCCTGGTCGCTTGCCTGCTGACCAACAGGACGCCTGCAGCCTTGCCGCTGACCGTGATCCTCCGCTCCGTTGCCGGCGATGCTTATCTACTTCGTAACGGCAAGGTAGCGGGCGGCCAGTCCGCCGACCCGGCGCAGGGCAGGAAATGCGTGCTACTGCCCGGCGACAAGGTGATGGCGCAATCGGCCGTCGCCGGTGCCTTTGACGCCAGTGTGTCTGTTCTCGAGGGAGTGTCCTGATGGCGGAATTCTATGCGGTCGGAAGCGGCGACACTGCCGGCACCGACCTCGGCGACAAGACTTTCTACGGTTTCCGTCTAGATCCGCAGACCGGGCACCTGAACGTCGAGGTGATCAACGACGGCGTCTCGGTGGTGTCGATGCCGGATCCGTCGGTGATCCGCGCCGACGACTACCGGCAGTTCGTGTGGACGACGGACACGCTCAATTTTTCTTTCGGTTCCAACGGCCACCTTCTTTTAACCATTTACTGAGACTGAGGAACACATGACGCAAATCATCGATCTCGGCAAACTGCGCTTCAACTTCGCGGGAGACTGGCTGTCGACCACGGTGTACGAAGCCAACGATGTCGTGAAATATGGCGGCAACGTCTATTGCTACACCTTCGCGCTGGCGCAGGCGGGCATCCTGCCGACCGACACCACCCACTGGGCGCTGATGGTCAAGGGTTTTAACTTTACCGGCGCCTTCAACGCCACACAGCAGTATCACATCGGTGAGGCAGTTTCCTACGGCGGCAAGGTGTATGTGGCGATTGCCGACAACGCCGGGCAGATTCCGCCGGCCCCGGCGTACTGGTCGCAGTTCGCGGACGGCATCGAGTACATGGGTGTGTTTTCCGTTACGGCGTCGTACAAGAAAAACGACATCGTGACCTATGGCGGCTGCGTCTACATCGCGCTGCAGGATTCGACCAACAACCTGCCGACCGTTGCCGCGTACTGGGCATCCTTCATCACCGGCATCGACCCGCAGGGCATCTACAACTCGGCCAACGCATATTTCCCCGGCGATGTCGTGGCGTATGGCGCCAACCTGTACCGCGCGATTGCCAACACGACCGGCAATACGCCGACCAATACCGCTTACTGGGCGCCGCTGCTCTCCGGCCTGGCGTTCCAGGGTGTGTACGCTGCCGGCACGCAGTACCACGCAAACGACATCGTGAGCTACGGCGCGAACCTGTATCGCGCCATCAGTGACACGCTCGGCAATCTGCCGACCAATGTCATCTACTGGACCGCTATCGTGTACGGCAGCCAGTTTCAGGGAGTGTATGCGGCGGCGACTGCCTATCACCAGAACGATATCGTCAACTACGGCGGCAACACCTACATCGCCGTGCGCGATACGACCGGCAATCTGCCTACCGACACCAGCAACTGGTCGCTCTACGTCAGCGGCAGCGCGCCGCAAGGTGTCTGGAGCGCGGCTGTCGCCTATCCGGTCGGTAGCCTGGTTACCTATGGCCCGGCGCTGTACCGCTCTATCGTCAACACCGTCGTGGGCGATCTTCCAACCAATCCGGTGAAGTTTGCATTGCAGATGTCCGGTCTCGGTAATCGCGGCGCCTGGGCAACGGCCACTGCCTACTATCCGGGCGAGGTAGTTACCTATGGTGGCCAGAGCTTCATCTGCACGCACTATCACGCGTCGACAGTGTTTGCGACCGACATGGCGGCGAACTGGCAACTGTTTACCAGCGGCATTCGCTGGCGCGGTATCTGGGCTACAGCGGTCGCCTACCTAGCCAATGACATTTTTACCGATGGCGTATCCACCTATATCGCGGCGATTGATCACACTTCCGGCGCCTCAATTTCAGCGGATATGGCCGCGGCCAAAGTGCAGGTGCTGGCGCTGGGTCAAAGCGTGCTACCCAGCATGATCAACAAGGCTGGGCAGGTGCTCGGCACTGACGGCATCAATCCGGTCTGGGTGCAGGGTGTCTCCAGGATGAAAACCGCTTTTTACGCATCGCAATTCTAAAAGGAACACGAACATGGCAATTTTAGGAAAACAGTCTCCGGCGGCAGCAACCGAAGCCGTACTTTACACAGTTACCGCGGGAAAAAACGGCCTCGCGGCACTTGAGGTGTGCAACAGGAACGCCGTGCCGGTCAAGATCCGCGTGGCGCTGCGCAGCGTCGGAGAAAACGCCACGTTGCCGGTCAGTTTTATCGAATACGACACGCCGATCCCCGGCAACGGCGTGTTCGAGCGCACCGGCATCCAGCTGACAGCAAGCGAGGCGATCACTGTGCAGTCGGACACGGCCAATACCAACTTTATCGCACTTGGACTGGAGGAATAAGCATGGGGCGCACTATCACCGCAATGCCGGTAGCTGTAAACAATGTAATTAGTCCTTCGCACCAGATGTCGGCGGCGTCTTTGCCGCGCGCGTCGTATGCGATCATTTCCGCCAACTCGTCCAGCACGATCAATGAAACCGCGTTCCTTGATGCCGAGTTCCGTGCCATCGCGCCGTATAACACCGGGCCGGTCAGTGCCAGCCAGGCGATTGGCGGTGGCGCGTCTGCAGCCTTTGACCGCTTCCTCGCGACCTACAAGGATCACAGCCAGACGTCCGGCGCCTACAGCGGCGCACCAACCCAGACGCAGCCCAGCTCCAACAGCACCACCAGCGCCTGGGTCAACGCCACCAATAACAGTGGCGAGTTCGGCAATGACAATACCTGGGTGTCCGAGCGTGGCCTGCAGGGAAATACGGTCCAGCGCGCCGGCACGAATACCATCATGGCGCAAACGAATTTTTCGTTTATCAATAGCGACCACAAGGATCGTAGCGTCGTGTTGACGCTCAACGGCGGTCAGGTGTCGCTGACCAGCCGCTGGCGGCCAACGCCTCCGACCCTGCTCGCGCTGCAAAAGAGCAAGACACGCACGAAATCCATCGTTTCGCAGTTCGGCGCCGGATCGCAGATTACCAGCCAGTTCGGTTCCGCATCCTACAACAACGTGCGTAAAGAGTTCGTGACAGTCGCCTACAACACGAGCGTCGCCGGACAATACGATGTCAAGATCTGGAAGAACATGAACTTTGATGCGGTGGACGTGACCGCGCTTGGCGTGCCGGACGTTGCTCAAACCGTGAACATGAATACCGTCGGTGGCTGGGGTTCGAGCACGACGGAGTCGCAGTATCGGGTGACGCCGGTATTGGTCGATACCGGTGATATCTATCTGGTGGCATTCTTTCCGGCCGCCGCCATTCGCCTTTTCAAGATGGTGCGGACTAGCGGCGACACCACCAACACCTTTACATTGGTTGATTCGCTCAGCACCACGACCAGCTATGGGCTGGAGCAAGGCAATGACTACGGCATGAAAACCATGCAGTCGCGCAATGGTCAGCTGGTGATCTGCTTCTGTCCGTATTACTACTATGGCACCGGCATCGAATCTTTCGTCGTCGATAAACGGAACAGTTCCTGGGCACGCGGTTTCCAGTACGCGTTATCAAGCGGCGGCTGTCAGGTCCTGCCGTATGGGGACGACGGCTTTGCAAACTGGTTCGCCGGTAACTTCTACGCGGGCAACAACCAGGGTGGATATATCCAGGGATTCGTCACGCCCGGCGTAATCGCCGGTGCACCTCCCGTGTGGACCAACGCCAATCTGTATTTGCCGATTTCCCCGGCACCAAATACGACGAACTACCCAGGCATGAGCCAGGTGTGGGAGTTCGCCCTGCAATCTGAACTTCCATATTAAAGGAACGCATATATGTTTATTTCTTTTCATGACAAGGGCGGCGCCTCGGTCTCGGAGGTCAGTGGCGATTACCCGCTACCCGATGGCAGCTCGACACTGGCCTGTCGCTACGAACTGGTCAACGATGTCGTGACGGACATGTACCCAGGCAAGGCCGATGGCGAGGTACTCGCCGCGCTTCACGCAACTAACGAGGCTCAGATGACTGCACTGGAGGCGCAGCATAACCCGCCCGCGACTATCGTGACCCGGATTGCGTTCATGGAACTATTCACGTCGGATGAGCTGGAGGCGATTTATACCGCCGCCAAAACGGTCGTATCGGTTGAGGTCTACATGGACAAATTGAAAGTGTCGGACATGATCGATCTGACCAATAGCGCGACCGTTACCGGTATCGGCAAGCTGCAGGCGGCCGGCCTGCTGACGGCGGATCGCGCATCCGCCATTCTGGCCAATATCACGCCGGCGGCGGCGACTCCGTAATTCACCAAAAATCAACGCCAGATCAAACCACCTTCGGGTGGTTTTTTTATGGGCGAAAGGAATGACATGCCAATAGATCAGGAACGCATCACTCGCGTCGAATCGAAAGTCGAGTTTCTCGAGAGTGATCACGAAAGACTGCAGGCGGCGCTACTCCG